TATGGGTCAACTGACTGGCATTATCAAAGGGAGAGCGACAAGCGACAGGCAAACGAACGGCTTGAATCAATCAAAAAGCAGATAGCCGATTTTAAATGTTGCGCAAAGTCAGAGAGCAGCGATTATTTGACGGGCTATTTATCAGCGCTTAGCGCGGTAGAAGGTATGATAGCGGAGGTGGAAGAGTGAGAAAAACAAATTACATTCCCGGAGCAAGGCTTACAGTACGGCACCAGAAGCACGATGAAAGAGTATTCAGAGCCGGAGCTGATACAGCCAACATGATCGTTATAAACATACTCTGTGACATATACGGCTGGAACGATGAAGAAGCCCAGATACTAATGGACAAATGCGAAGAGATGATGGATTGCATGGAAGAGGACACAGAATCATGGAAGAAAATGCAGTATGAAGCGAAAAGACGAACAGGAATCAACCTGATCCATAGATGGGAGACAAATTAGCGAAATACAATAATTCGCTGACATTCGGCAGCAGGCGCCAAGGGCTAGTGAGTTATAAAGGGAGGAAGAATGGACGCAAGGGAGTATTTAGGACGAATAAGGAAGTTAGATTTAAAGATAAGTCAGAAACAAAACATACTCAAGGACTTGGAAAAGAAGGCTGACGGTGTCAACTCCGCAGACTTGAAGATGGTCAGAAAGGAAGTGGAGCTGGATATAGCGAGATACTTCGTCTTGAGAAATGAAGTTATAGACCTTATACATAAGCTTGATAAGTCGAAGTTTATCATGGTGCTTCATGCGAAGTGGATAGACGGCGACAGCCTTGAAAAGATATCAGCGGAAACGTCATACTCCTTCGATACCGTCAGGAAATGGTACTGGATGGCAATGAAAGAGATACAGAAAATCATCAATGAAGGGCAAGCCGAATGATTAAGAGAATAATAAGTGAAGCATATGATTTTTAGGGACGGTCGGGCAGCCTCCTTTTAAGAGATTATAGCGAAAGACAAAAAACAAAAAATGCTTGACATATGGTAAACAATATGTTATTATATAATCAGAAAGGAGGTAAACAGATGAGCAAAAAGAAGAAAAAGAAAATCAAAAAGAGCTTGAATATCATCGTTCAACTGTTAATAGCAATCGGCACATTGCTAACAGGGATAGCGACAATGATACAAGCTCTAAGGTAAAGGCAAGGGGCGAAAGCCCCGAACCTTTTTATAATTATAACTCATCTGATAAAAAATATGAATAAATTTACTGTATTATTTTTAATTTCATCATGGGTGTTATATTTTGGACGCAAAGGCGACTTTGCGAGTGGTGTGATTCTTACGCTCTCGGGGTTATATGCTATTACAACCCTCATTGCAAAATGGAGGGAAGACAATGCCTAAGGGAATGCCAAACAAAAACACTATCAGGGTGGAACGGTACCAGAAGAAAGTGGGGTACCACACTAAAGCCTTCAAGCTTAAGGGGGACATTGACGAGAGATTTGCAAAGGCTTGCGAGGCAGCAGGTGTTTCACAGGCGGCAAAGATTACAGAGCTCATGGAGGGATTTGTTGACGAAATGAATAAAACATGATATATTAAAAGACAACAAAGGGACGGTTGCCCCTTGGAGTAGTTTTGGAAAAATAACCGCCACGTCATCCAGTAGGGGCGGTTATTTTTGCGTTTGTTGCTTATCTGAATGTACAGACCTATAAGGGCAACAATTAAGATTAACAGTTGAATCAACTGATCCCACGTCACGTAGCTCATAGGCATCAACCCCTCTCGTAGTCTCAAGGGGAACCGTCCGCGTCTAATATATCACAAATCTATGTCCTCTACAACAAAAGTGTACACATAAAATCCACATACAAATAAAATCAAATATGTTATTTTAAGGGCGATTGATATGAAATCGCCCTATTTTTTTTGCAAAAGAAAGGTATACCCATGATGAAGTCATGCCCGTATTGTGGCGGGATACATGAGGTTGGGGTCGTCTGCAAAAAGAAGCCAGCGCGTAAGCCAGGCAAACACAAGAGCAAGGCAGGAGATCTCAGGCACAGAGCTATATGGACAAGGAAGAGCATAGAGATAAGAGAGCGTGATCTGTTCTGCTGCAGGTATTGCTTGGAACATGGAACAGTCACAACAAGAGATTTATCTGTTCATCACATCATACCAATCAATGAGGATGAAAGTGTGTGGTTAGAGAATGACAACTTGATAACACTTTGCTATGAACATCATGAAGAAGCAGAGAAAGGTCTGATTGATCGAGAAACATTATCAAGACTTGCAACTACTGAAGCAAAAGTATCCCCCCGTCTTCGGAGGCGGTAGAAAAATATTTTACCCAAGACCACACACGCCCCCTCAATTTACACTGAATATTTTTCACGCGGGATTTTGGAAAGGAGCCAAAATGGGAAAAGTCAAAAAAACACCCGAATGGCGCGACAGGATTCAGGAGATCAAGGAACGTGCAACGCAGTCTGGAGTTGAACAGAATGTCTTTTTCCTGTCTACGCTCGAAAGGTACGAGTGCCAGATCAAAATAATTGATGAACTTCAAAAGAACATTGATGAAGCCATAGAGGGCGAAGGAGTCACAATCTCAAAAGAGTATGTTAAGGGACGAGAAAATGTGGTAATAAACCCCATATTTCCGGAACATAGCAGACAGACTGCGGCCGCTAACAAAACGGTCGAAACACTTATCAGAATAATCAAGAGTTTTGCGACAGCCAAAGACGAGCACCCTGACGATCCATTGATGGAGATACTTAATGGCACTGTCGAATGACCATCCGGCCATGGCATTCGCCAGAAGGTGTATTCGTAAGAGAAGTCCCGCACCCAAGTATGTCAGGATTCAGTGCGAGGACTTTATCAAAATCGCGTCAGGGAAAAACAGACGATATGAAGTCAACGAGGCTGTTGTAAAAAAGATAGATGCAATCTTAAAGCTGGCAGTTATGCCGAAGGGGCTAAAGGCCGGGCAAACGCTTCACGAATGCTCAGAGGGGTATCAGTGGTTATTATATATCGCGGCACTTGCCACGGTGGAAAAAAAAGACCCCAAAAAAAGAAGATACGAAACGGTCCTTCTGGAAATAGCGAGAAAAAATTTCAAAACTTATACAGTCGGAACACTTTTTCTCCTTTTATTCATCTTGGAGCCACCGCTATCAAAATTTTATTCGGTGGCTCCGGATGGAGCTTTATCGAAAGAGGTGAAAGAAGCAATTGGCGACACAATCAGGATGTCGCCGCTGCTTTATGAATACATGGGAGAAAAGCGTTTTAAGATATTGAGGGATTACATAGAGTTTATCCCGAACAAGTCGCAGTTTATACCACTCAATTATTCTACAAGCAGGATGGACGGCAGGCTGCCGAACGCATACCTGGCTGATGAGGTAGGCGCACTGCCGAACTCATATCCGATAGAAGCCATGAGGTCGGGACAGCTTAACATCCTGAACAAATTGGGCTTTATCATTTCCACAAAGTATCCGACTATAGATAACCCTCTCGAAGAGGAAGTTGCATATGCAAAAAAGGTATTAACCGGAATAGTGAACGATGATAAAGTTTTTGCCTTGCTTTTCGAGCCCGATTCTACGGACAAATGGGAAGATGATGACCTGATATTAAAGCAGGCGAATCCGGTTTCGTGGGATAGCAAGACCATCTGGGATGATCTTGTAGCTAAGCGCACTAGAGCGATAGAGATGGAGAGCGCCAGAGAAAATTTTTTGACGAAACACTGCAATATCATCTATGCGGGCGCGGGGACAGAGACGTTTATTGACATCAAAGCCGTGCAAAAGTGCAAGGTTAAAGAAATCGACTGGGAAGGAAGAGAGGTATGGGTGGGCGTAGATCTGTCCATGTCGTCCGACAATACGTCGGTATCTTTCGTAGCAGAAGAAAACGGAACAGTTCTGGCAGAGAGCTTTGCGTTTATCCCGGAGGGGCGTATCGATGAAAAAAACAAATTTGAAAAAATTGACTATAGAAGGTACATCAAGGGCGGAAAAGTTATCGCATGCGGAAATCTCACAATCGACTATGCGGAGGTTGAAAAATTCGTGTTCAATCTTGAAAGCCGGTTCGGGGTCGAAATCGTTGCGATCGGCTTTGACAGGTATAACGCCATGAGCTCAGCCCAGAAATGGGAAGATAAGTATAACACTATAGAGGTAAAGCAGCATTCAAGCGTACTGCATCCGGCAACGAAAATGCTGTATGAAAAGATCATGGATGGCGAATTCGAATATACCGAAAATCCGCTTTTAGAGATCAACTTCCAGAACGCCAGATGCACCTTTGATACCAATATGAACAGGTATGTAAACAAGAAAAAATCAAATGCTAAAGTAGACATGGTAGTGTCTCTGATAAACGCCATGTATCTGCTCCAGCAAGACAGGCTGATGAATTACAGCGGGTTTGTGGCACAGGTGATTTGATATGGGATTTTTTGACAGATTCAGACAGGAAAACGAAATAACTCTAAATGACACCCTGCTAAATGCCATACTGAGCGGAAGCACTCTGTCGAGGGAACAGATAGAGGGCATTCCGCAGGTGGCGGCAAGCGTGGACTTGATATCATCCACTTTCGCAATGATACCATTTAGGCTTTACAGAAAGATTACTGATGAAGATGGAAACGAGAGGGTAGAAAGGTACGACGACGAGCGCGTCAGGCTCCTAAACGGTGATACCGGGGATACGCTAAACGCTTTCCAGATGAAGAAGGCTTTATGCGAAGACTACTTCCTGGGGTATAACGGCGGCGGGTATGCATATATCAACAAAAAAGGAAATCTCGTCAAAAGTCTGCACTATGTTAAAAGCGAAGACGTGGGGTTCTTCTATAACGATGATCCTATATTTAAAAAATATGAGTTTTCAGTCAATGCTATGCGATATGCCGACTCAGATTTTATAAAGCTCTTAAGGAATAGCCGAAACGGAATTTATGGCGAAAGCATTGTGTCCGAGGTGAATGATGCGCTGCAAGCGGCGTATCACATCATTCGATTTCAGGTAAAGACGCTGAAGAAGGGCGGGAATAAGAGAGGATTCCTCCAGTCAACGAAAAAAATTGGCGACAAGGAAATAAAGATACTGAAAGATAGCTGGAAGGCACTCTATAGCGAAAGCGGCGAAAGTGCAGCAGTGCTAAATGATGGGGTGACCTTCAAAGAGTCCTCCGACAGCGCCACAGAACTTCAGCTGAACCAGAGCAAAATTACGCTCGACAAGGAAATAGACAACCTCTTTCACATATCGGATGATTATGAAAAATTTGTAAAGAGGGCAGTGCTTCCGATAGGAACAGCCTTTGAGGCGTCGCTAAACTGCGTGATGCTTCAGGAAAAGGAGAAAGACAGTTATTTTTGGGAGGCTGATTACTCTGATCTTCTCAAATCCTCTATGATCGACAGATTTAATGCCTATAAGCAGGCGAAAGACACGGGGTGGATCACGATAAACGAGATCAGAAAACTCGAAAACTTTGAGGCCATAGAGGGCATGGATGTGCTGAATGTCGGACTCGGGGCGGCGCTCTACAATGTGGAG